AGCCGGGGCAGACATTATGTTTGACCGATTAGCTATTCAACTCCAAGTTCCGAGAGAACCTAAACGTACAATTGCCGGCTTTAAAATATTTTATGACTATGATCCCTCACACCGATATGGCCTAGGAGCAGATGTGGCTGGCGGTGTTGGTCTCGATTCCTCCTCTACGGTTGTTATAGATTTTTCAACCCTTCCTTCTCGGGTAGTGGCTACGTATGCCAGTGATTCAATCAAGCCCGAAGTGTTTGGTGATGAAATAAGAAATCACTGTGATCGATATGGTGCATGTATTGTCGCAGTTGAGAACAACAAGTATGACCAAGTAATCGGCCGATTGCGCCATTTAAACTATGACAATCTTTATTTCACTGAACGGGACGAACTGCGCGCCGGTATTCCTTCAAAGGTGAAGTATTACGGCTGGAACACCAATTTCGATACGAAATCAAAGATGATCTTTGCCCTCAAGAAAGCGGTTGAGGACGGTCATTTACAACTCTCCGATGAGAATCTTATCGCTGAATTGCGCTCCTATACTCGAGATGACCTGTTGGACAAAGAAGAAGATGCGCGTCTCACCACGCGTCATTTTGATCTTCTTATCGCATGTGCAATCGCCTATCAGATGCGCAATTACGCTGAGGCTAGAAAGGAGGTAACAAGTAATTATCAGCAACCTGCCTATGAGCGGGCGGGTTTAGAAGAATAATATGCGATCTCCAATTTGCAACAAAGCTGTGTATCCCACTAAAAAAGATGCCCAAACCCAAAAGAACTATCGAGAGTCTTTGGGATCAGTGCGCTTGCGGATTTATTACTGCGAGCTTTGCCGGGGTTGGCATTTAACCAGAAACGTCAATAGCCCATTTGAAAAATTATGGAAAGACCAGTAATCCGAGATGAAATGCACCGCTGCCGAATCTGCAAAAAGCTGTTTAAAGACACTGAATGCATAAAAGATTTGGACACTGGCCAACTGATTTGCCCGAATCGATGTATCGAATCATTTAACCAACCACCATATGAAACTCCTTTCTCTAACGATTAAGAAACGCTGTGAGCGCTGTTCGAAGATTTACGAGATCCCGAACATTAAAGCCTCAAGAGCAAGAGAGTATCTGATCAGATACTTCCCGTGCTCGCATTGCGGGTTTGTTGCTCCCTGCCAACGAAAGAACATTGGGCCCACTGTTGGTCAATGCCGCGGATGCTTTACGCCATTTTCAGAAGTTCCTCATTATGCACACGGCCGATGTAAGCGTTGCGATATGCGAGAAAGGAGAGCATTAACACCACACAAGAGCCCCGATTTAATAACATAATCGCATGTACAACGAATCTACCACCGACGACCTCGTGATGTCGTTTGAAAGTGAATACAAGAATCTAACCAAAGAACAACTCGCTGAGAGAGCCGTTCAAATTGCCACTCGGCAACTCATGGCTTCGACGGATTTTAAGAAACCTCGAATCACACGCTTAAATAAATATTGGCAACTCTACGATGGTAATGTTGTTAAAAAGCTCCGCCAGCTTTTCAATGTTCCAATTCCAGTATTTCCTGGCATGATCGATACGCTCAATGCTGAATATGACACACCAATTCAATTGAAGTTCAAAGAAGGGGATGCATCAGACTTTTTCAAAGTTCAAAAAATAAATGCGGCTTTTCAAATGGAGGTGATGAACACCGCTCAAAATAGTAAGTGGGATAGCAAACTGCGATTGGCACGCAAGCATGCGATTATGACCGGCCGGGCTATTTTAAAATACACCGCTGAAAGTGATCCGGGATACAAATCACTTCTTGATACCGTGAACCTTAAAAACTTTCACTTCCAACCACGTGGTGGACTTTATCTTGAAAACCATCTATTTGCTGGTGAAGAAGATATTGAAAAAACCGCAGGAGAACTTAAAGCTGGGGCAATGTCCGGTATATACGACAAGGCTCAAGTAAAGAAACTTTTTGATCTGTGCAATACATCTGAGTACTTGCCATTTAATTCGCAAGATAAAGGAGACAAACTTTCTCGTTTCAAGCCACTTGGCCTAGATCCAGATAATAATTCTTACGTCGGTGCATCGGTTTACAAACTTGCACAGTGGATTTTGGAACTTGACGGCACCCGATGGTACTTATGCTTCCACCCATGGACTCTCACCTGGATTCGATTCGAAAAGTGGAAAGATATTTCTTCATCAGATCTTTACCCTTGGGATACCTACGCAACCCATGAAGATGATGAGAACTTCCTATCAAAGTCATACGCCGATGATCTCTATCCAGCCGCAGATGCAATTGTAGCAATGTTCAATCAGGAACTTACAAACCGAGAAAAGCGAAACTTTGGTGCTCGAGCATACGACAAAGATATGTTCACTGATGTACGCAAACTCGATGAAGCCATGCACCGACCAGATGCCTTGGTTCCAGCAGATACAAAGGGCGGCACTCGTCGCATTTCTGAGGGTGTCTATGAATTTAAAGTTGGTGAATTGGGCGGCACGGTAAACCTCATTGATTGGATAACTGGCAGTCTCGGCCGCAGCACAGGCGCAAATGACCTTTCACAAGGTTCTGTCCAAAATGTTTCCAAAAAAGCTTCAGTCACTTTTGCGGAGCAGAAAGCCGTTTCAAAGCGCATTGGTTGGGCCTCGGCTCCATTCCAAGAAATGATGGCTTCTCTTGGTAAGAAATATGTCTATGGTCTTAAAGATCACATGCCGTCTAAAATGGCCATTCGTATCCTTGGCGAACGTGGCTGGGATTGGGATCAAATTACTAGACTTGATCTTGATACTACTAAAGATGTTGATGTACTTATTGTTTCGACCGATAAACAAGTTCAAGACAGTGAGCTTAAAAAGGAAAAGAGAATCAAAGCCCTCGAACTCATTGCACAAAGTCCTAACGTAAATACGCAAAAGCGTGATGAAGAAATTCTCCGCTCGATCGGTGAGTACGACGAAAACGAAATCGCTGAGTTCATGGATACTAAAACGTATTCAGATAAAAAATCTCTTGCGCGAGCTGCCTTGGGAATCCAACTTATTCTTCAAGGACAGAAACCAGAGGTATGGTATGGCGCCAACACCGCCTTTATGCAAAAGATCGTTGACTTTGCTACCGACAATCGAGCCACACTTAAAGATAAGTATTTCAAACTCATGGACTACGCAATGTCTCACAAAGATATTGCTCGGGAAAATATGTTGAGGAAAGCTGAGGAAGAGGCGCAGATCCCTCAAGGCACATCAGCACTGCAACCTAAGCCGGTGTCAAAATCAGAAAACCCAGGTGTTTCCGGTGGTGTAAGTCGGGCGATGAGTCTAGGCGAATCTATTTAAAACATGAAAATAATTATCGGTTATCCGCCAAACTACGAAGCAATTAGTGAGGTTTTTGACATTGCGGATAGGGAAGTTTCCTTCATTTACGGGGATATTCTCTACAATCCCCACAATGGCCCGGTTGACGAAGCCTTTCTCGCTCACGAAGCTACACATATAAAACAGCAACGTGAATACGGCAGCGTCGAAGGATGGTGGAGCCGGTATCTCAAAGACAAAGATTTTCGTTTGCGTCAGGAAATGGAAGCGTACAGAAATCAATACAAAGTCGCCAAAAGAATAATTAAAGACCGCAATGAATTAAACCTCAAAGCGATTGCGATGGCTCGAGACTTATCAAGTGAAATATATGGCAATATGATAAATCCCAATGTTGCGTTAAGAGAAATCCGCCTATGAAAATAAATGACGATTTAGAAAAACTCAAATCAATATTTTTATCCGATGACCTCGATCAGGAAGATGTTCAGGAAAACTTAGAAAAAATCAATGAGTGGGAGAAGGCTTTGATTGAGAATGAAAACTTCCAAAGTTGGCAGGAGCATGAGGTCACTAAAAAAATCATTGACCAAGCAAAGTATACCTACCGAGAATATTTCATGCGCCTTGGTAGTGTACGGGATCTTACTCCAGAAGCCCGGGCTTCCCTTCACGCCAAGATGGATGCGATCTTATGGCTTATTTCCTTGGCTGAAAAAGATGCAAAAGAAGAAATTAATCAGCTTCACAAACAGATTAAAGGCGCAATCGCTGCGGTCTAACACCACACAAGGGGGACGATTTATTAGCATTACATCATGGCAAAAGCAAAAAAAGTAATTAAGGAAGAAACACCCGAAGTACAGGCCCCAAAAGCTGAAAAGACGACAAAAGATTCCGTCACGGTTATATGGCGGGGCAATTCTCGAACCTACAGCCTTGAAATTCATGGAACAAAGTTCATGGAATACGCGAGAGAGTTCGCGAGTCAGTACCCAGATAGCACGATTGTGTAATTTTAAGGGGCTTTCGAGCCTCTTATAAAGGACAAAATCCTTTCCCGGGCTTACCGCGGCATTACAGGTAAGCGTTATTGGTTCCGACAAACCCATTTCTCGTGAATCGAGATTGCTAAACCATTCAAACCTATGAACGACGAAGAGCAGTACAAGAAGAAACTTACCGAAGACGGTGTAGATCTTCCTGAACTCAAAGAGGAGAAGAAGGAGGAGCCAAAGGAACCAACCAAAGAATCTCCAAAAGAGGATGAACCTGAAGGGGACGACAAGAAACCGGAAGGGGATGATCCAGAACATTTACAAGAACCGAAGGGACAAAAGAAACGCTCAATTTATGACGAATACAAGGACAAAAAATCCGAGTTGAAGTCAGAGCGTGAATTGAGAGAGAAAGCAGAACGTGAACGCGATGAGCTCCAGGCTAAGTTTGATGCAATCTCCGATGCGCCTACCAAGGAAGACAAGGTGGATGCAACCGAAGATGCTATCGCATATGCCAGAAAAGTGGGTGCCGACCCTGATTTGGTCCAACGAATCATTGAAGACGCTCGCAAGGGCCTGAAAGTTGAAGTTGACGAGTCTTTGAAAAAAGACATCGAAAACTTCAAGAAATTTACGGCTCAAAATCAGAAAGTTATGGAAAAACAACTTTTTGATGATGAGTTCCAAAGCAATCTATCTGCAATCAAATCGTATTTCCCAACTGCAGGTGAAGAGGAATTAAAAGCAGTGAAGCAGAAACTTGAAGAGCTATCCCATACAAAGGATTGGCACGACAAGGACCTCGATTACATTGCGTTTAAAAACCAGAAAGAATTGTCAGTTTTCGTCTCTCCTAAGAAGCGTGGCATGGAAAACAAAGGAAGAAAGGATGTTGAGGAAGAAACTTTCGAGTTTAATCCTGAAGCCGATTTTTCTAAGATGACCCCAAAGCAACGTGAAGAATGGGAGGTTAAGTACCGAGAACTTGGCAAAACCGATGGCCTCATCACCAATGCAAACGGAAAGAAGATAATGCTCTAAATTCTCTTAGACCCCTACGGATTTAACTACCAATAACGTGGGAACAAACCCTAACACGATGACATTCAAGACGGTATTCTCTGCTGAATACCAGATGTCTCACTACCGAGAACCGGTCTACCAGATTCTCGCAGATACCCGTCTTGAAGCTGGTCTTACCAAAGGCCAAACCATAGCTCGATCGTACGCCTCAGATGTTGTTGCAAACGACATGGGTGCAGACGGTAGCTATTCAACCCAAGCAATCACTGATACTCAGGAGACCTTGGTGATTAACAAGGAAAAGGAAGCTTCAATTTACGTCAAAAAACTTGATGAATTGCAGGCTCACCTTCCTTTGAAACAGAAGTACGGACGAAAACTAGCAAACGCTCTTATCAACCAAATCGACGGTGATGTTCTTTTGGCAGCCTACCAGGGCGCCGGAACCACTCTTGATGATGGTTCATTTGCGGGCACTTCAGGCAACGGCCATACTCCAACTGCTTCAAACATTGCAACTGTATTCACAACTGCAATGCAGAAACTTCGCTTGAAGAACGTTGTGTACAACAAACGATTCCAGGGTGGAGCAAAGCTTGAAGTACCAGAAGGCATGCCAATTGCAATCGTTTCTCCAGAAATCCTCACTTACGTTGAACTTTTCCTCGGTGGAAAAGACACTCTCTTAGGTGATCAGGTTTCTCGAAATGGATACAGTGGTTACTTCATGGGCTTTGAGTTGTTCAATTCAAACGCACTCCCATGGACTGCGACCCTTGAGTTTGCAACGATCCCTGTAGCTGGCGACACTATCACCATTAACGGTGTTACTTTCACCGCAGCAGCCGACGGTGCAGCTTCAGCAGCCGGTGAGTTCTCAATCCAGACCACTAACGACCTCGCAGCAGCAGAACTCGTTAAGGCAATCAATGGTACTGGTACTCCAGGCGCTGATACCTACATAGATGTTTCAGCAGCAAACCGAAAACTTCTCAAGAACATTACTGCTTCTTACGACACAGCAACCGACAAGCTTACCCTTGTTAGCTCTGGTTGGGGAACCGTAGTAGTTTCTGAGACGTTGACTCCAGCAGGAGATGTGTGGACTGCGGCAAAGCAACAGTTGCACTGCCTCTTTGCCCTTTCTAAGTCTGTATCACTTGTTGTCCAGAAAGACCCAAGTCTTGAGGAAAACTTTGTGAGCGGCAAAGTGGGCCGAGATTACATTGCATGGACTGCCTATGGAATCAAGGTCTTCGTTGATCAGGCTCCACAGATCGTTCAGTACGCAGTGAACTCATCAAGCTTCACCGCTGCTTCAACCACAGTTAAATAACAACTAACTACTAAGCCAATATGACTAAATTCCTAAAAAATACAGGGCTCGTCATCGCAGGAGTAGTCGTTGGTCTGTTATTCTCTGCGGTTGTTTCAAGCCTTGAACCTTCAACATTGGGTGGTGTTTACAATCAAGTAAACAACACCTTCCGGGAAGGTATCAAAGTCGGGACAAGTGATCAGTTCTCAGTTACCAGTGCGGGCGCGCTCACACTCGGTACATCTGGAACAACTCACACTCAAGTTATCGCAACCACGTGTAATTTGATTGGGACAAACGGATCACAAAATGCCACTACTTCGGCTGCTTACGATTGCGCTGTTACTGGCGTAACTCCAGGCGACCTAGTATTTGGCTCATTGAACAGTGCCACAGGCGCTACGAACAATGGCCGCTGGGCTATTGCTTCAACAAAGGCATCAACCACCGCTGGTTATGTGACCTTCGTTGTTGTCAATAACACCGGTGCTGCCGCTGTTCCGTCAACTTCGTCAGTTGGTTCAAGTACCCAAGTTCTTATCATCAGATAATACTTGTCTCACTCTCTCGCTTTCCTTCGGAAGGCGGGGGGGATGAGACCGGTAATTAAAAAATTAATTAAAAATATGAAAAACATTATCATCGCCCTTCTCGCAGCAATCACCGTAGTATTCTCGATCTTTATGCTCAATACACGGGATGTTGTACAGCCAACAATACAGGCTCTGCCAAACATGCATGCTCGGTTCCTAGCTTCATCAACTGTTGCCGTCGGACCACAGCAAGTAAAAACTTTATTTACCAGCAAAGAACTTTGCGCTTCGCGAGTCATCACCACTGTTGCATCAGGCATCATGCTTTCGTTTGATTCAACACTCACCCCAACTGGAGCTGTCGGAGCACTCCAGGCCGCAAGTACCACGATCGCATACGATTCAGCTTTGTACGGCTGTGGGGCAATCACTGCATACGGCTTTGCCTCTACGACCATAACCGTCAACGAATTTACCTTCTAAGACAATGGTACAGTTACAACCACAAAAAAACTTCACGGTTGTACGACAAATTGCTGATCACACTGATACAGCAACCTACTATATTCGCGCGGTTATCAGAAACGCTTATACCGATGAAATAATCACCACCCTCAATCTTGAAGACAAGGGCGGCCAGCGTTTCAAAAAAGATTGGCAAGTACCAGCAGATCCATCAGAAGAAGGGTTTTATATCTCAATTATTACCTCAGTCTATGAAGATTCGGGCTATACAACAAAAAGCGGAAACTATGGAGACGAGGAAAATACTTATCTAGTTTTCGATCGTATCCGTGCTAACCGTGGCGGTGGAGGAGGTGGTCCAGACATCTCATCTATTCGGCGGGTAGTTAAAGAAGAAATTGAGAGTGCGAAGCCAAAAGAAGAACTTAAAGGAGAAGAAAAAAAACCTGAACCAATGCGTTGGGATGAAATTCTCAAGGCAGTATCAGCACTATCAGAAAAAGTTTCAGATATTAAGCCGGCTGAGAAGGTTAACCTCGATCCTGTCATCTTTGGTCTCCACAAAATTATCGAAGCAATCCGTGATAAAGAAGTGACGCCAAAAACAGACCTCGATCCTATTCTTTTGAAGCTCGATGAGCAACAAAAAGAAAACACACTAAATACTGAGGCGTTAAAACGGGCCCTCCCTATCCTCGAGGAGACACTTACTAAAGCAGTGCGAGACGATCTTCGAGTAGCACTTAAAAACGTCCAGTGGTCAAGCTCCTTTGTCACAAAAGCTAATGGTGTTGATTACCCGGAAGCCGAGATGAGGGAAGAGAAACCAGCGCCAATAGATATAAATAAACTTTCACTATAATGACCAATGGAACTGAACTAAATACGTTTATCACCGGACTTAACGGCGGAGCAACTATTGATGCTGCACTTCTTAATGTGTTGATCAATACGGCAAAAACAATCATTGAGGAGGAACGGCCGTGGATGATCCTTCGTAAAACTGATACTTCCAAAACAGTTACAACTGCTTACACTTGGCAAACAGCCATTGATCTATCTACGATTACTAACTTCTCAAGATTTTATGGGGAAGAACCCATCAGATTATTTGACGGGGGAAATCGGGTGGAGTATTTCCGCCAAATACCGTTTGATCGCCGATTAGAATATAAAGACGTATCAAATACCTTTTGCTTTGATGAAAACTCAAGCACGGTATATCTCAACGGAGCGGTACCTTTCAACGGAACCCTCTATATTAACCACCTTATATCCACTGAAGACATTGATGTGGATTCAGCAGATCAAGCATGGTCTCCATTTCCATCACGCTTTCTGCCGCTTGTTGGCTACTATGCAATCGGTATTCATATGGGCGGTGTGGATTATGACTCAATCACGGCTCGTCAGGCACCCGCACAAATTGCGGTGATGAACACTCTTAAAAATGCCCTAGAGACTTGGGACAACCAACGCCAACTCTCAGCCATTGAACACAATGATCCTACAGAACTCTACGGCGGGTATCGCAGTGGAGCAATTAATCGGGATTAATATTTATGATTCCAGATTTCAAACTTTCATCATTCGGCGGCGTGAATACGTCCATTAAGGACATAAAAACCTTAAAGCCAGGGGTTTCTCCTGATGCGCTTAATTGGATTACTGGTAAATACGGGGATCATATCGAACTTCGTCGTGGTACTGCGCTTCTTGGCCAAACTCGCCAGGCTGGAAATGGAAAGATTACAGGTATCGGAGTAGGTATTCGCTATGACGGTGTTGAGGTACCATTCTTCTCTCATGGTAGAAAAATAAAATATTATGATGTAACAACTGATGACACGGTTGAAGTAAGCACTGATCTACTCGCTTCAGCAGCAGACGGTGAAGATGTATGGTTTCAGGCATATCAAAACCTGGCCGGTTCGTTTGTTTATCTCGGTTCGCCCAATTCTGGAATCTACAAAATCCCTACCGCAAATCCAGGAAGCGCAGTGGATCAATCAGTCAATAATTATCGATTTGGAGTTTTTCATATAGGCCAAGCAAGATCTTTTGCCGGACAGCGCAATGGTACAACTGCTGGCAACAACGACAAGACCGGTCTCTATCTTTCATACATAGACAAAGCGTTACTCTCAAGCTTTACCCAAGTAACAGGGGAAGCGGTTGGGGCACTTGGTTCAACAACTTACAGTGGGACACTTTCAGCTATCTCTGCTCCTAAAACAGCCATGTACGTGGCGATTAAAGAATCAGGCGGTGAGACGCTTATTGATGACAGAAATGGCAACTTGGTGGGGAATCAGGGCTCTACAGGAACAATAAACTACGCGACGGGTGCGTATTCTGTTACTTTCAATCATACGACCACGGGCGCCGTAACTGCTGATTATTATCACGAAACAGCAACTTCAGCCGGTATTTTAGACTATTCAGGTTCAAGTAATGGTCAGGGTAAATCATTTCGCCAAGATGACGGTGGTGGAAATTTGATGGCTATCTTCAACCTTGGAAATATCCAGTATTGCTTTCATCCACTGAAGACTTGGCAGTTCACCGCAACCCTTGATGACACTGAAAGTACAAACTTGCCATATCGAAATGTTGGTATTCCATATCCCCGAGCAGCATGGCAAACCCCTGAAGGTATTATTTTTGCCGACCTTGCTCGGCCAACAGATCCAAAGTTCCGCAGACTCCAAGTTTTGCAAGGTACCACCAACACAACAATTGAACCACTCTCACTTTCTGATGCACTCGATCTGTCAGACTATGCGTTTGATTACTGTGTGACTTACCGCTGGGGAGACTTTGAAATTTTCTGTGTTCAGGAAAAAGTCGCCGGAACCGCAAATACCTACAACTCAATAATGTTCGTGCACAACGTTGTCTCGGGTGCATGGGATATTCTCAACTACAGTGCTTCAAGTTTGGCAACTTACGGTGGAACACTTATTGCCGGCGATTCGATTTCAGATAACGTCTTCACTCTGTTCTCAGGATACGACGATGATGGTGATGTCATAAATAATCACTGGACAAGCAGTGATTTGGATCTTGGTTACGAGGGTTTGAAAACGTGTCGTCGCATGGTAGTGGACGGTCTTATTCAAACTGATCAATCAATCAAAGTCTCGCTTTCATATGACAACGGTTCATTTTCTGAGGTATATACGATTGAGGGAAGCGGCTCGTATGTAGATAGCGGAATCAACACTTACATTGGTGGGCCAACTGTTGGTTCAAAAGTTATTGGCGGGGGCGGCAGTTCAACCGCGCATCCATTTGAAGTAGATTTTCCAATAAACAGCGACCGATTTGTTGATGTTCGTATCAAGATAGAAGCCGAGGGTATTGGTTTCGTTCAGGTTAATAGCTTTACGTTTAAGGACATTCGGCAGAAATCACGCAAGAACCTGCCAGTTCGAACCGTATAACACCACACACATAAGCCATTTTATTAATATACAATCATGGAAATCCTTCATTATTTTGCAAAATTAATCATCGCTCCTGTCATCATTACTCTCGGCCTTGCTGGGTATCAGGTAACTCCAACAAACATTCCGCAACCTATTGAAAGTCCAGAATTAGGTGCGGCTTTACCTCAAACTCCTGCAAATTTCGAAACCTCTCTCCAAACAGCCATCACCTCATCAGCAACGTCAATGACGTTGACGGCAAACTCAGTCCGGGGAGGAGGCGCCCTTTCGGGTTATAACTGTTTCACTGTAGATGAGGGCACAGCACAATCGGAATTTATCTGCGGTGCGGTTTCTGGTACTTCAGTCACAAGCTTAACCCGAGGAGTTAGCCCACTTACCGGTACAACTACGGTAGCATCGCTACAATTCGCACATCGTCGCGGAGCAAACGTAAAGGTTACTGATTTTCCCACCATTCAGATACTCAAAGCCCAGAATAACGGCGAAGACACTTTCCCAAGTGCATTAAGCTACGCTACAACTTCCACGTCGATCTTCACACAAGATCAGCACATTGTCACAAAGAAGTATGTGGATGATACAGCCTTCTCCGGTGCAGGTGTTGTAGATGGAACAAGTTCAGCTCGGGGTGTTGTTGAATTAGCTACGGGCGTTGAAATTGCATCCTCAACATCTGTGGGAGGATCGGGAAACCTTGTCATCCCTGCTTCACTTGCCACATCAACCTATAATTCAGCAACAGCAGCGCTCAGGGTAGTGGTAACAAAAAACAGCGGTAAGATTGATGACAATTTTATCTCAACCACCACAATCTTTGCTGGTGGCATGACGATCGGCGGAACTTCAAATGTCGCCAGTTCATCGATGGTTACATATACGGCAAGCACAACGCCAACAACTACATGGACAAAACCTTCAAATCTTAAATATGTCGTGGTGGAAGTCGTGGGTGGTGGTGGTGGGGGTGGTGGTAGTGAAGGTAACGCATCAGGCGGTGGTGGCGGTGGTGGTGCTGGAGCATATTGTAAGAAAATTGTTTCTTCAAGCGTACTTGGTGCAACCGAAACCGTAACCGTCGGTGGCGGTGGTGCTGGGGTAACTAGTGCAAACGGCGGATTAGGGGCCACGTCTTCATTTGGTGCACATTGTGT